CCAAGGCGTGACTCATTTTGTGCTCGTATGGGTCCTGTAGCAAGAAAATCAGAGCGCGGGTCTCGTGCCCGAGCATCAATGAAACGCTGGAATTGTCCGGGCTGGTGAAATGTCCTATTCCGATACTTATGGCCAGGTTTTTAACGTCCAGACGCTGATTGACCACGCTGCGAGGCGCTGTGGCAAGCTTGCTGAGGAGTTGACCAGCGAGCAATTGCTGACGGCCAGAGAGTCCTTGGGCTTTGTGCTGACCAATCTGATCAACATTGGCATTCAATACTGGGCTGTCAAGAAGGAAGTGATTGGCCTAACGCCAGAAAAATACATCTACACCCTGCCAGTAGGTGCTAATGACGCCTTGAATGTGCTTTATCGCACTTTAACAAGGCCTTCTGGCAGTTATTCAAGCAGTGCTGGCGGCAATGCAGCCTACGCAGGGGATGATGATGTTGATACCTACTGCCTGCAAACAAGCACTAATGGCAACATTGCAATCAATTTTGGCACGAGCAACCCGATTTATGCTGGGTCAATCGGCCTGCTTCCCTATGTTTCTGGTGGTGGAAGTGCCACATGGACTCTCACCCTTGAGTATTCGACCGATGGATCAACTTGGAACACCTTGTATGACATCGGATCAGTGGTTGTTACTGACAAACAGTGGGTCTGGTATGACATTGACCCCGGTCAGAGCGTCCAATACTACCGAGTAAGGGCATCTGGCGGCACAACACTGGCCTTGCGTGAGTTTTATGTGGGCAATAACTCGCGTGAAATCCAAATGGCAAGGCTAAATCGTGACGATTACACGAATTTGCCAAACAAAAACTTCACGGCCAATCAACCCTACCAGTTTTGGTTCAATCGCACGGTCCCACAGCCTGAAATTTACCTCTGGCCAGTGCCTAATGAGTGGTATGTGCAGATGACGGTCTGGTATTCCAAGCAAATCATGGATGTGGGTGATTTGACCGATGAATTGCAGATCCCGCAGCGCTGGTACTTGGCCACAGTGGGCATGTTGGCGCATCAATTGAGCATGGAATTGCCCCAAGTACCACTGGAGCGCATTCAATACCTCGAAGGCCAAGCTGAAAAGTATCTCAATCTTGCCGAGGCAGAAGAGCGTGATCGCAGTCCGATTTACTTTGCCCCTAACATCAGCGTTTACACACGATAATGCCAATGTTCCTTGACACTGAGGGCTACAGCGACATCGCAATTGGTATTTGCGATCGTTGTCGTATGAAACGTCCTCATGCCACCCTTGGCCCTGATATTAACTTTCCAGGGTTGATGGTTTGCGAGGAGAATTGCCGCGATGAAAAAGATCCTTATCGCCTACCAGCACGGCAGACAGAGCGCATCAACTTACGCTTTCCACGGCCTGATGTTTCTGTGGCTGCAATCCAGGATAATCTGGTAACCAATGATCAGCAAAATGTCATTGTCTCAACGGAAGGCAATACCCAGACGCCTGAGAACAATGGGAATCTCGATGGAATAGCGGTGTCACCATAATGGCCAATCAAACCATCACCCAGCTACCTACCGCGCAAGCACTCACTGGCACGGAGCTTGTGCCCATTGTGCAAGGCGGTGGCACAGTCAAAACCACGGTAGCAGACATTGCTGCAACGCCAGTTACCAATTACAGCTTTGTCACAGCAACCAGTGAAGGGTCACTAAGCCAATCACGCCAATTAAGCACTTCAGGCAATGGCTTAACGCTGACTGACAATGGCGCTGGCTCAACGCTCGTTCTAAGCCTCTCTGGGGCCGCTGCAAGCCTCGTAGCAGCAGGGACAGGCATTCAGGTCAAGACAAGTGCAACAACGCTCACAGCGCGTTCTATCGCGGCTGGAACGGCAGGATTAAGCGTTGCTGATGGCGATGGTGTTGCTGGCGATCCAACCATCTCACTTTCTGGCTTAGTGCTTAACTTAGCGCAGACCAGTGGCGTTGGATTGCTCACGCGTACCAGTGGCAGCAGCATTGGTGTGGTGACGCTCACAGGTACGGCCAGTGAGATTGATGTCACCAATGGGACAGGTGACGGTGCCAATCCCACGATTGGACTTGCTGATGATCCGATCCTGCCAGGCACGGGCGGGATGATTTTTCCCAAGGGCACGACTGTTGAACGTCTAAGCCCTGGCGTTGAGGGCGCCTTCCGTTACAACACGCAAACGGGCGCTTTTGAAGGCTATACAGCCGCTGGCTGGGGCACGATTCAGACAGGATCAGGGGTTGCGTCATTCAGTGCTGGCACGACAGGATTGACGCCATCCACTGCAACCATTGGCGCTATTGTTCTTGGTGGCACACTCATTTCAAGCAATGGCGGCACAGGCCTTGCGTCATATACAGCAGGCGATACGCTTTACTACGCTGCTGGCACAGCACTCTCAAAACTAGCCATCGGTGCTACATCACGCATCATGACGTCATCGGGATCTGCCCCACAGTGGACGGACCCGGCAACTATTACCGTGGGCACAGCAACTTCTGCCACCACAGCAACCAATCTCGCTGGCGGCACGGCCAATCAGATTGCTGTGCAGTCCAATGTCGGCACTACGACATTTATCACAGCACCCACGGTTGCAAGCACGGTCTTGTCATGGAATGGCGCAGCATTTACCTGGATTGCAGCAGCATCAGGGACCGTCACAGCAGTCACAGCATCAGCGCCACTAGCATCTTCAGGTGGTACGACGCCAGACATCAGTTTGGGCACGGTGACCACAGCTAATGGTGGCACAGGACTCACCACGTACACGGCTGGCGATCTACTGTATTACGCCACGGGCACAGCACTCAGTAAGCTTGGCATCGGCGCATCAACCTACATCCTGACATCTTCAGGCACAGCACCACAGTACACAGATCCTGCCACGATCACTGTGGGCACGGCAACCACAGCAGGCTCGGTGGCCAACTCAGTGACGTTTAACAGCACGGGTGGTGCATCACCTGGCACGACGTTTAATGGCTCAGTTGCCAGGACGATCGACTATAGCTCGGTGGGAGCACCCAAGGCTGATGGCACAGGCGCTTCAGGCACTTGGGGTATTAACATCAGTGGCAATGCTGCGACGGCTACTTCTGCAACATCAGCCACCACAGCAACCACAGCCACTAATGTTGCAGGTGGTGCTGCAGGCTCACTGGTTTATCAAACTGCAAGTGCAACAACATCAACATTAGCACTAGGAACTCAAGGTTATGTCCTTCGTGCTGGTGCTTCAGCCCCTGAGTGGGCAGTGATCGACGGAGGTACATTCTAATGCCAGCCACCAACTTTACGCCCATCCAGCTTTATAGAACCAACACGGCGTCCACCACGGCGCCTTCGGCTGGTAACTTAAATGCTGGTGAACTTGCCATCAATTACAACGATGGCGGGATGATTCTGTTTGCCAAGAACACCACGGGCAACGTCATTAAGTTGATGAACAACCCTGCCAACTTGCTATATCCCACGGCAGATGGCACTAATGGCCAAATTTTGACAACAAACGGCTCTGGCACTTTATCATTTCAAGATGCGCCAGCTTCGGGTGTATCTAAAGGCCAATCCATCGCTTTTGCTTTGATCTTCGGACTGTAAGGAGCCAATCGTGGCAAACCCAAATATCGTTAACGTCGCTGCCATATATGGCAATAGTTCCCAAACATCTTTGTCCACTACTAGTGCAACGCAGTTGGTAAATAATGCTGCTGCAAGTGGCAAGGTCTTCAAGATCAACAGCATTGTTGTAGCCAATGTGGATGGTTCGACTGCTGCTGACATTACGATCAACATTTATAGCGCGGCGGCATTAGGCGGTACAGCATTCCCAATTGCATCAACAATTTCAGTTCCGGCTGACGCTACGCTGATTGTGACTGATAAGACTACGTCTTTTTATCTGCTTGAAAACCAATCGATTGGTGCCACGGCAGGTACGGCAGGTGATCTTGTTGTTACAGCTAGCTGGGAAGAAATCAACTCGTAAGGGGTTATCTCATGGCAATGCGATACCCAGGTGGAGTGATTCCCACGGCACCAGTGCCTAGTGGACCTTACGAGAATAGTACCGCATCAGGGGTATGGTCGCTTGAATCTCAACTGAGATTTAAGGCTGCTGGCAATTGGCCTACTGCTGGCAATGTTGCACAAGCTTTATGGAGTTGGGGTGGCAATGGCTCGGGTCAACTAGGCCTCAATAATGGTTACGGCAAATCTTCTCCGGTTCAAGTTGGCGCATTAACTAATTGGTCACAAATAGCTGGTGGTAGGTACAACTCTGTAGCTATTAAGACAGATGGTACGTTATGGTCTTGGGGAGCTAACACTAATGGTCAACTAGGCCTAAATAATAGAGTTAATTGTTCCTCACCTGTACAAGTTGGTGCTTTAACGACTTGGTCTCAAATAACTGGCGGTCGAGATAATTCTTTAGCCATCAAAACGGATGGTACTTTATGGGCATGGGGACTTAATCGTTATGGCCAACTAGGTCTAAATGATCTTGTTGACCGTTCTTCTCCAGTTCAAATTGGAGCATTAACAACTTGGTCAAAAATAACCGGGGGTCGAGATCATTCTGTAGCCATCAAAACTGATGGTACTTTATGGTCTTGGGGACTTAACGCCAGTGGTCAATTAGGTCAAAATAATAGAACTTATTTTTCCTCTCCTGTACAGGTTGGGGCATTAACCACTTGGACGCAAGTTTCTGCTGGTTTATATCATTCTGTAGCCATCAAAACTGATGGTACTTTATGGTCTTGGGGCGATAATAGCTTTGGTCAACTAGGTCAAAATGATGTTGTTAGACGTTCCTCACCTGTACAAGTTGGTGCTTTAACGACTTGGTCTCAAATAGCTGCTGGCGGCAATAATTCTTTAGCCATCAAAACGGATGGTACTTTATGGGCATGGGGCAGAAACTTTGGTGGAAGTTTAGGTCTAAATAATATTGCTGACTGTTCATCTCCTGTACAAGTTGGTGCGTTAACAACATGGTCGAAAATAGGTGCTGGTAATAACTTTTCCTTAGCGATTAAAACTGATGGAACTCTATGGTCTTGGGGGCAAAACGCCGCTGGACAACTAGGTCTAAATGATTCAGGTATTTATAGATCTTCACCCGTACAGGTTGGCGCTTTAACCACTTGGATAAAAGTGGCTAAATTGACAGGGGCAAACTTTTCACTCGCCATCAAATCCTAATGAAAAAACATCTTCACTTTCTTGCTGGCGTACCGCGTTCTGGATCAACCGTGCTGGCGGCGATACTCAATCAAAATCCCATGACGCATGTGTCTACAACGTCTGGACTTGGTGCAGCCTTGGATGGATTGGCGACAGCATGGCATCAGAACAATTTGCTGGTAGACAATGATCCTGAGAGAAAAAAGCTAGCCCATACCATGCGTGGTGTGATTGATGCGTTTTACGAAACTACAGACAAGCCTGTTGTTATTGACAAGGCTCGCAATTGGCCCATCCCAGTCATCATGCACGCGATGGCTCAAGTGTTAGGGCATAAGCCAAAGATCATTGCCACGGTACGTTCCATCCCAGATTGCATGGCCTCGTTTGTTCGCGTGGCAAAGCCTGAAGACTTAGATGATTTTGTCATTAATGGCTCACTGGCTAACCACTTAAAAACGTCTTATCTCACCCTGCAACAAGGCTTTCAATACGATCCTAAATCGTTTTTGTTTGTTGAGTACGAAGACCTGTTAGCCGACCCCAAAACTCAATTATCACGGATTCATGCGTTTCTTGACCTGCCTGACTTTGAATACGATTACAGCAATATTGATGGCTCAAGCGTCAAAGAAGATGATGAAAACTTGCACGGCTACGCTGGTCTACATGACATCAAACCCGTGCTTGAACGTCAGCACAATGAAAGTCCTCAAGACGTACTGAAGCATCACTACCCACAGTTTTGCCAGCCTGAATTTTGGCTTGAAAGACCGCGAACTACACCACCCTTGCATGACCTAGATCTTCAACTGGCAGCATCCACAATGGGTGATTTTGCTGAAGGCTGGCGTCTTTGTCAGAAGCTTGAGAAAGAAGAGCCTGAGAACCATCGTGCAGCGTTTAATCGTGGGTGGTACTTGCTGCGCCAGGGTGAAATTCAAAAGGGCTACCAGCTATTAGACCGTGGCCGTATTGTTGGTGTCTTTGGTGACAGAAAGCCCAATGTGCCTACCAAGCCTTGGGATGGCAAGTCCAAGGGCATTGTCATGCTGTACCTTGAAGGCGGCTTAGGCGATCAGATTCACCAGATACGTTATGCCAAGCTCATTGCTGATCGCGGCTGCAAAGTCATTGTGTCATGCAGTGGTCCGCTAGCATCACTATTTGTCGGCGTAGAAGGTGTCAGTGCCGTGCTTCAGCATGAAGCAGCCTTTGGTGTGTACCACGACTTTTACGTGAGTGGCATGTCAGCCGTTGTGCCACTTGGACTGGAGTTTGAAGACTTATCTGGCAAGCCTTATTTGCCAAAGCCTAGGGCCATAAAAGGTCGCAGAAGGATTGGCTTGCGCTGGCAGGGCAACAGTAAGTTTGAGGCCGAGCATCACAAGAAGTTTCCATACCACTTGATGTTTGATGCAGTCAAAGATGCAGATGCTGAGTTTATTTCCCTGCAACGCGATGAAGGCGTAGAAGATCGGCCTTCTTGGGTACGTGAAGTGCCTTTGAATACTTGGGAAGATACAAAGCAAGCAGTTGCATCTTGCGATCTTGTGATCTCGTCTTGTACGTCAGTCAGCCATTTATCGGCTGCTATGGGCGTGGAAACTTGGGTTGTCATACCCGTGATGCCTTACTTCTTGTACGCTCTTGATGGCGATACTTGCCCGTACTACGATTCAATGCGTCTGATGCGCCAAGAAGTTTTTGGTGATTGGACTGCGCCATTTGAAAAAATCAAAGAGCGACTTGTTGAAAAGCAAGCTTTGCGGAGAGTCAAATGAGTCAGCAATATCCTGGTGGCTTTATTACCAAATCGCCCCCGGCGGTTGTTGGCCCTACAGGAAGTCCTCCTGAAGGTGGCTCTGCACCAGGAGTATGGACGCTTGATCAAGCATTGGCTTATGTAAAGCAAGGGTTGTGGCCGAAACCAATTATTGACAAACAACTTTGGTCTTGGGGTACTAACACCAATGGTCAACTGGGCTTAAATGATACTGTTCTCCGCTCATCCCCAGTACAAGTTGGATCTGAAGCGACTTGGTCAAATATAGCTGGTGGTAATAGCTTCTCCTTAGCGATTAAAACTAATGGAACTCTATGGTCTTGGGGTAGTAACAACATTGGCGAATTAGGTCTAAATGATCGTGTTAATCGTTCCTCTCCTGTACAAGTTGGTGCTTTAACAAATTGGTCACAAGTATCTGCTGGGATCATTAACTCTTTAGCTATTAAAACTGATGGAACTTTATGGTCATGGGGTTATAACAACGTAGGCACATTGGGCTTAAATGACCGTGTTTATCGTTCTTCTCCAGTACAAGTTGGAGCATTAAC